TTCTTGCCTGACGTAAAATTGTTGCTGCTGATCTATTTGATTTTGCTAGCTTTTCTGCCCATATCATATCTTCCAAACTTACTTCTTCACATTTCACAATTCTTTCACAGATTGCTTCAAGGCGAAGACGATATTGAGTAGAGAGCATATACTTCTCCAAATATAGTGTATTTAGTTACCGCTCGATATAACTAAGCGTATGATTTTGTGCGAAAAGTTGATGGATAATTATGTCACAACCTATTTTAGGATTACACTCACCACATGTATAAACATCCACCGCTGCTTTACCTTCCTCAGGCCAAGTGTGAATGCTAATATGACTTTCCGAAAGCAAACAAATTACAGTAACTCCTTGAGGTTCAAACTTTTTTGAAATAGTTTGAACTACTGTTGCACCGCTTGCAATTGCTGCGTTTTCTAAAAGATCTATAAGACAACGCTCGTCGTCCAAAAGGACAAACGAGCATCCATACAAGTTAAGTAAATAGTGCTTTCCCATTATTCAATTGCTTCAGAATCTATTCCATATTTGTTAATTAGTTTATCTATTTTTGTTTCTTGTCCAGATAACTTTTCAATTTGAAAAATAGAAGATTTTTGATATTTTTTTAAGTTTTTATATTCCTTAATAAGTTTATCTACCTCATTATTTTTAATATAAAGGCGAAATTTTTTATCATCAGCGGGATTAGCAAATCCCTTAAACCCATCACTCATTTTCTTTTTTTCTTCTCTGTTTTTTGATATCCCCAAAGTTTTGGATTAGTTCTCCCATATCCAAAGTCAATCTTTTGAACTGATCCAGGACCGTACTTGTCATAATACATGTCAAAAATTCTAACTCTGGATCCTCTTACTAAATCGATATGTTTTTTTTCATCAACATTATACCAAATCAAGTATGCATCATTCGGAAAAGAAGAATCTTTTGCTTTTTCAATAGTTGTTTTTTCAAGAAGAATTTCACATCCATAACTGCTTGGCAAAATATTTTTTTCTTCTTTTCCATACTCTGCCATATTTTTCTCCATACTTACTGCAGTTGTCATGAACGCCCACCCCATTGAATATCAGGATAAGCTTCCTTGACATTTTGGTGGGTGATTTTGTATTTAGTATGAAGTTTTTTGTCTTTCACAAGACAAAGAATCTCTGCTTCTAGTGGATGAAGACCCTCTAGAATATTGATAAACATTGTTTCTCTACGAAGAGAACTCAAGGTATTATTACCACCTTTCACAAAATTGTAGAACATCTGATATTCTTTTCGAATAGAAGAACGTCCCTGATCCATTGATCCCAATGAGTTGGATCTAAGTTCTTCCATCTTTAAGACAGCATCATTAATTTTTTCACTCAAAGTTCCACTATAAGATGTCTGCTCCCCAGTACTTGCATAAGGAACAATACCTTCAGGTAACATGGAAATAATTGAGTCATCAAAATTCCAAATTAAAATTGACTTAAGAGAAGGATCTTCATACTTTTGAAGAACTTCTACTTTTTTTGCGTGTGATTTTTGTTTTGAAACCAAATTAAGAACTTCAAATGCAAAGGGGTTTACAGGAAGTTCTTCAATAGGTGTTTCAGTCTTCTTCGTCTTCGTCGGTGTAGTCATAATCGTAATCGCTATTTTCAAATCGTACAGATACTATTTCGTCAGGTATCACTTGCCCATTTTCATCAAAAAACTCTGGATGTAAATATGGAGGTCTGTTTTCTAACAAATGCCTATACGTCAACCAACCAATTATACCTCCTGTCATAAAAAAGAGCAACGTGAACATTACTGAGAATGTTATTACATATGCCGTTTCCATTTGTTTTCTCCAGAGAGTTTATTTTTTCCTAACATCAAAATGAAATTCTATAAAGAAATGAAACTCTCTACGGAAGAGAGAAATCATTTTACCAAATCTCAATTGAAAAGTCTTTGGTCTTTCTGATTTCTTCCTCCTGTTTCGTAATAGTAGTTCAACTCCCCTGTTAATTTGGGGTTCTGACTTATTTAGTTTGCTTTTTCTTTCTTCCTGGTCGTCTATCATGACTGTATTTCCAGGCATCTTCTAGGATGCTGTACAAATAGTTTCTAATTTTTCTTGCTTGTGGTTTTGGAATATGTCCATAACCTTCACGAAGTTGTTTATGAATATCATCAGACCCACCTTCAATATAGTCATCTAAATCCATTACAAGATTACTTATTTCATTTGCAGTAGAGCTTTCAATAAATTCTTCAACTTCATGTCTTTTTGATCCACGAATTTTCAAATAATCATAAAACTTCAAAACAAATTGACCATTGAAAGCATAATCAATTGCCTTCTCTACATCGTTATAAACTTCGTGAAAATTGTTATCCATTAAACTAGGTTTTGCTCCTTTAGATATTGGACAGTATCGGTGCATCCACCAATATGTTTATCATCATCAATTACTTGTGGAAATGTTGAACCTTGACCAAATTCTGCATAAAATTCTTCTCTTGTAAAATCTGTATTTAATTTGTAAATTACATGTTGCAGATTGGCCAACTCTAGCACCTGTTGAACTTTTGTGCAATATGGGCAACCGTCTTTAGAATAAACTGTAAACTTCATAATTCTTATAAAACTGAAAGTTATTTAGCATTAACTGGAACTCGTTGATCTTCTGGAAGTTTTAGTGGTCCAGCATCGGGAAGTTGTTTTTTCCTTGGGGCACAACCATTTTCTTTTGCGATTGTCGCTGAAATGTTTGTAGTCGGAAGTGCCTTTGGAATTTCAATATCAACAACAGGTCCCATCATAAACTTATTTCTTGTAATGGTTCTGTTTTGTGGATCTAGTGCAACCATCATAAGAGCGTCTGCTTCTTCTCCACAATCAACAATCTTTCTTCCCGTTTTAGTTTCAATTACGGAGAAATAATCTTCACTGTTGTACTTTTTCATTCTTTGAAGTCTTTTGGTTATTGTAGGAGGATTGTGGTTTCCTGTAAAGACCTGGCCAGGTGTCTCTGATGATTTCTGCGAGTTTGTGTGGGGTTTCTGTAGTAATCATCTCCAAGGGGGTAGTTTTTTATTGTTACGTGTTACTAAAAACACAAATATTGATAAACTTATAGTGCAATATATTCCAAGAAAAATTAGAATACTTCCTAACATTTTAGTAGTCTTGTGTAATAGACATTATAAACATAAAAATACCGAATGCTATGAAACTTGCGAGAATAAGGAACATAAAAAAAGGAGTTCTTTTGGAACCCCTTTATTTATTATTCAGTTTTTAGGAAACTCAACCAATAGAAGGAGCAGTAAGAGCAACAGGAGTTGCTTCTACGCTAGCAAGATCCAGAGGGAAATTGTGTGCGTTCCGTTCATGCATTACCTCCATGCCCAGACCAGCACGGTTGAGGACATCAGCCCAGGTAGGAATTACGCGATTTTGACTATCAACAATGGACTGGTTAAAGTTGAAACCGTTGAGGTTGAATGCCATGGTGCTAACACCAAGAGCGGTGAACCAGATGCCTACAACTGGCCAGGCAGCCAGGAAGAAGTGCAGCGAACGGGAGTTATTAAAGGAAGCATATTGGAAAATAAGGCGTCCGAAATAACCGTGAGCAGCAACGATATTGTATGTCTCTTCTTCTTGACCGAACTTGTAACCATAGTTCTGGGACTCGTTCTCAGTGGTTTCACGAACCAGCGAGGAAGTAACCAGAGAACCGTGCATAGCACTGAACAGAGAACCACCGAAGACACCAGCAACTCCAAGCATATGGAAGGGGTGCATCAGAATGTTATGTTCTGCCTGGAATACAAGCATATAGTTAAAAGTACCAGAAATGCCCAGAGGCATAGCGTCAGAGAAAGAACCTTGACCAAAAGGATAGACCAGGAACACAGCAGAAGCAGCAGCAACGGGTGCGCTGTAGGCAACACAAATCCAAGGACGCATACCGAGTCGGTAAGAAAGTTCCCATTCACGACCCATGTAAGCATAGATACCAATCAGGAAATGGAAGACGACCAGTTGGAAAGGTCCACCGTTGTAGAGCCATTCATCTAGGGAGTTTGCTTCCCAGATGGGGTAAAAGTGCAGTCCAATTGCGTTGGACGAAGGGATAACAGCACCAGAGATGATGTTGTTTCCATACATTAGAGAACCTGCAACAGGTTCACGGATGCCATCAATATCTACAGGAGGTGCAGCAATGAAGGCAACGATGAAACAGATAGTAGCAGCAAGTAGGCAAGGAATCATAAGAGTTCCAAACCACCCAACATAAAGACGATTATCAGTTGATGTAACCCAGTTGCAGAATTGATCCCAAGTATTAAGTTGTCGTTGTTGTGAAATTGTAGCAGTCATTTTTTAAGAGAGTTAGATAAGAGTTCGGGGGGACGAACTGATACGATTATTCCCCACAGCACCCTCCACTGTGGGTATGAGAGACTGTGTTTAACCTCCCCATAGGTCTCGGTTAGGAAGAGGACAAGAATTAAGAACCGTTACATTTCTCAACTCGTTGATGTATTTATCATAACAGTTCTTTACGAACCTGTCAACCCCCCTAAATACTCTTGTATCATAAGATCCTCTAATGTCTAAGTCACCAAACAAGGGTAAAAAGGGTTCTGCTGGTGGCAAGCAGTCCAAACAAAACCAAGGTAATGCGACTGCGAAAAAGGCAAAGAACGGAGGTAAGAAAAAGTGATGTATGCCAAGAGAATGGAATACACCCAAGCGTGAGCCTTGGAACGCACCGATACATAACATTCTAAAGGCAATAGACAATCACACTCAAGAGTATTTCAAGAGTGGTGATATTTGGCATCTAGAAAAAGCAGATATGTTGAGAAAATATGTTAAAGATTTAAAAGTTTGGATTCACAAAGAAGAGGGATGTTGGGATGAATGATATAGTTTGGAGTGTAAATATAATGTTAGGTATTGGACTCATAGGAGTTGCTTATATAATTTACTACATACTTAAGATGGCAAATCAGGAAAATGTATCAATACAAAATCAAGAAAATCAAGAGAATCATTGATGGTGATACTGTTGATGTGGATATTGATTTAGGTTTTGGAGTTACTCTATCACATAGAGTTCGTCTTAAAGATATTAATGCGGCAGAAACAAGGACTTTAAGTACAGAAGAAAAAACAAAAGGTCTTGCTGCTAAAGAATGGTTAAAAAAAGAACTCTCCCGTGAAGGAGAGTGGATAATTGAAACTGTTAAAGAAGATAAGTACGGAAGAATACTTGGAACTCTTTATTGTGTAGGGGATCCTGTTACAATCAATGAAAGAATGTTGAACGAGGGTATTGCAGAACCTTATTCGTAATGATGATAATCGTGCTGTGAATGATCCATATGATCAATATAGGTAAGATCAACATGATCCATTAGTTCTACTGGTAACTCATCAGGATAATCTAAAAAGTGATCAGTATCCTGATGCCAGTTATAAGTTACTTCTTGATAGTGAGAATGATAATCTACTGGATTTTCATCTATAAACTTATCTACAAGATCTCCAGTATGTTCATTTGGAGTTTGATCATTTTCA